GTCAACCACAGGAGTAGAAGATTTCGGCGCTCCGATAGTTTCTTCTGTTGTCAAATTAGAAACCCATTTGCTACTTGCAGTGTCCCAACGTGGAACCTCACCTCTTGCAACCATTTCCAAATAATCTTCACCCTTTTTAGAGTAAACATCGGACCAAGTTAATTCATCTTCTAACCACGTTTTTGCAACGTCAGCGTCAGTATGTAATGGACTTGGGTCATCATTTAATACTGAATTAATAACTGTGTACTCTTTTCCTGTACCCGCCTTTGTTAAAGTTAAAGACAAGATTAAGTCACGACCTTTTTGAGAATCGGTAACATCACCTTTATTACGGAAGATTGGGAATACTTTGTCGATAACACCATCACCTTTATGGTTGTGTTTAAATCTCCAAAATTTAACTCCGTCAGATTCGTGGTCTCTATCTATAACTTTAACGATATAGAATTTACGAGAACGATATTGACGTGCAGCTTCTCTATCTGTCTCAACACCTGTACCCATTAAAGCTTCATTAACCTCATTTAATGGTGAACGTTTTCCTTCTTGTTTTGGGTCATATAATTTAACCCATTTTCCATCCACTTGAATTTCGTGGAAGTAAACCTCAACAAACGGAGAAGAACCGTCTTTTGTTGGTAAAATACGAATACGTCTTTCTTCACCCTTAGAACCCTTAGGTAATACGGTTGTGAAATAACGTTTCATTCTGTCCTCTGAGGACATTTTGTTGCTGTTGCCACTTGTGGCGTTTTTGTTTTTCTCGTACTGTGCAAGTACTGCGTCAAATGTAGACATGTGATTTTGATTTAAATTTTAATAATCATTTATAATATAATATACATAAAAAAACCCAGACTGTAAAATCTGGGTTGAATTATTTTTAAAGTATTTTTTGTTACCAAATAATTGTATATCTTGGATAGGTTCCCATATTATCTAAATTTTTATGTACTGTGTACCCTGCGGTAATTAATGACCCTGTTAATGTGTCGTTTATATAATTACCCTCAACTATCACAGAAAATAATCCGTTGCCAGCTGCGGTTCCAATTACCGTATCGATATATGTTAATCCTGTAAATGCTCCGACCGATGTTGTACGTCTTGTTGATGCGTTTGTTACTGCCATTTCTAATATTTTTTAATTTTTATTCTAATGTTAATAAATATTGTAATTTATTTACTTCACCTAAAATTTCATCTCTAATGTTCATTAAATTTGTATCTGTAGGTTCAAATTCGTCTGTAAATTGAATTAAAGCGTCTTTGGTTGTTTTTAACATTCCTTTAAGATCAAGTTCCGCTAAGTTCTGTAAGTTGATTGTTTTACTTTCCTCATCTAATTCAAAACGACCATATTTCCCCATTGATTCTTCAACAAACCTATCAATTAAATCTCCCAATGCATCATAAATTCCACCAAATGCATTGTGTCTTGCAAACGCCTTAGTTTGCCAATGATTAATTCTGAATTGTACTTGAACCTCTAATAGGAACTTTACCTTAGTAGCGATATTCATCTGTATTTTCTTCTGGATTAAATGATGTCTTTATTTCTGGTGAGTAGTTGTCTACGTCATCTTTTGTTAAAACATACTCATTTTTACCACTTGCTCTCATCTCACCTTGTTTATGTGAGAAAAATTCTTGTGGTTTTTCATTAAATGGGTATGAATCCAATGAACGCATTTCTAATTTTTCAACAGGACTATCAGGTTTCATTTGTTCTACCTGAGCACCTAATTGATCAATCTTAGCCATTACTTGATCCATTTGAGCTAATTTAGATTCTAAATCACCTAACTTAGTAAATACGTCATCCATTTTAGTTAATGTCTGAGTATTGTCTTGTGTACGATTTTCTAAATCTTTCTTAATACTTTTAGTCATATTAACTAAATCCGTAATATCAACTTCTTCCGTATTATCGCCTCCCATATCCATACCACCCATATCAGGTGTGTCCATTGGAGGTGTGTCCATTGGAGGTACGTCTGTTGGAGGTACGTCCATTGCCGCATCAGGAGCTGGTGGGGCATCTACTGCGGCATCAGGTGCTGGTGGTGGAGGTGGAACATCTTGTTCCATTATCATCGTTTTACCATACTTATTGATGGCTTTGTAACGATTCAATTCTTCTTGTAATTTTTTTTCTAACATGGCTTAATCTTGTAATAATTGTCTACCGTCATTGGTAATATATCTTTTATTTATTCTTTCAACTATTCCGTCTTTTTCTCTGATTGTATAACATTCTCCTGTTACTAAATCACATTCTTCTCTTTCCATACCATCATTAGATACGTTTTTAACCTTTTTAGGACTTAAAAACTGATCCATGGTATCATTTAATCTATTATTTTCCATAATATTTGTTTTATTAATATAAATATCTTATACTTTGTTATTATTCACTTATTTGTATATATCTGGATCATTGTCTCTAAAATAAACAACATCCCCATCTTTTAATTTCAATTCTTGCATTAATTTTCTTGATAACGCAACCCCGTATCCATCAATCGATGGGCCTACGCTAATAGGTCCCGTTAAGTTTGTTGAGTTCATCGTTGCTGATGCAATTGGATCTACAGTTACACTAATATTATTTGCTGGATTTTTAAATACTGTTGATGTAGATATAATGAAATTTGGATCTACTCCTCCTTTTGTTATGAACATTGTTGAATAAAACCTATTAGTTTCGGTTACGGTCTTAACCGTTGCCCATGTAAGTGGTGATGGACTAATTGTTAATTTTTTAAATTGGTCATTATCATATCTATTTACTCCATTAAGAAGATTCATAGTTACCGTATCTTCAAGTATATTATTTGCACCCCCCATTTCAAGAGCAATAGCCCTTAACCATTTTCCATCATTTTTAACATATTGAATATATTTTTCCCCGCGGAAACCATTGTAAGGAATACCGAAACGACTTAATCCCGATTGATTTATAATCGTTTCCCCATTAGCCCCGAGTTTGTTTGTATCAATCGTAACTGGACGACCATTTTGATCTTGAATTGTTTCAAGTTTTGAGTTTGGATTTATTATTGTGTCCGATTGTTTTACTTTAGCAATTGCTTTATTTGTAATTTTATCGAAATAAACTCTATAACTTGAGAAGAACGAATCTTTTGGATCAGGTAATGAAGCATATGGTATTCTTGATCCTTTAAATGATGTTGATATATTATTTCCACGAATACTATGCGTAACTTCTGTAATCCAATATGATCCTCTAAACATTGGTATGTTTTTCAAATAAAAGAACATTGTTGGTTGGATCATAACATTACCCATACAAGTAACTTCACATGAATATGATGCTTGTCTATATATGTCGAATAATCCAATATCTACATTATATGCACCTGCACCACTTCCTTTACTCAGATTTTCATAAACCGAATATGATTCGGTTGTATTCCTAATTGATGTTTGATCTAACTTAACTCCTTTAAAAATTCCTTGATTTTGGTCACCGACACTAACTTCAAAAGCAACAACCTTATTTGATTTTGCCAAATCACCTGTTGCAAATACGTCAGGTATTGTTATTATTAACGGGCCACCTTGACCATTAAATAAATTACCGCTATCATTTTTAAATTTATATTTCTTATTAATATCAGATAACTCCAAATGTTTGGATGTTGGTCCTGTATATTGTAATATAATTTTTGGTGATGATTCTTGATAATCAACATCTAAGTATGTACCAAATATATTTTTTGCAACTTGTTTAGATGAAGTTATTTTAGATTTATTTGTAAAATTAGTACCGTAGAAATTAACATATGCCGGTAAGGCTCTCATATCAAATCCTGTTCCTTGTATTAACATACCAATTACACTATATAAATCAACCTTATTGTTTTTAGGGTCTTCTAAAGCAATTAGTTTATCTAAACCGATATACGCCTGACTACCAATATCTTTATTTGCTTTATCTAAAAATAAAAATTCTTCTAATAAACCTCTTTGTCCAATTGAATTACCTGATGACCACCTATCGTTGAACGATTTAAAGTTATTATATAATTCAAGTTTTAATAATAAATCATTATAACCATTTGTAATTGATAATTTATTATTTGTGGTTCCTTCCGCCGCAAAGTCAGCTGTATCAATTTTTATTAGAATTTGATTTAAATATTTTGTTAATCTATCTTCTGCCTTTGATAAAACATTAGTGTTTAGATATGAAATAAAATCTGTTTTTGTGGGGGTGTAAGATGAACCTTTACTTTTAACCCATCCAGCAAAAATCATAATTAAAGGTCTAAACAATAAAACATTCTCTTCACTTAATTCAACATTGTTATAATCAAAAAAATCTTTATAAGAATCACTTATTGGTTCTTCACCAACATATAACTCAATATATTTTATGTTATCAGTATCTTGTAGTGCATTATATTCGTTATAACTAAATGAATTAAATTCGGAATATTTTGTAAATCCGTCCCATACATTTAAGTTAATTTCTTTTGGGTTACCAATTGTGATTTTAATTAAATTATCGGGGTCTAATATTTCTTTAGTGATGAACTTTAAATTGTCCTCTTGTACTTTTCTAATTGAGGTATACAAATTAGTTGACCCTGATAGAACTATAGCTTTATCAACTATAACCAAAGATTTTAATAAGTTTTGGAAGTTATCATGTTTAACACTATGATTATATCCCCTAACATCTAAAAAATTTGGGAAACTTTTTCTTTCAACTTCAACTTCCATCCTTTCGGTCGCAAACTCAATAAAATATGATTCAAATAAATCTAATATATCGGGACTAAATGTTGCAATTAAATCTACAATTTTTCTATTGGTTCCCGATATTGAAAATTGTTTATCTAAACTTCTTTTTGATACATTATAACTTGTTAGATATTCTTTATATGTATTTAAAGTTCTACCTGTAAAATATTCACCTTTAGTTGTTTCATCATCATACCATAATATTCTATAGTTTGCTAAATCTCCGTTTGTGAAATCTAAAGATTGATTAAGAGTTGGATTAGATGGATCACTATCTAAAATTATTAATTTATTATAGTTATTTAGGTTATCCATTTTATTAGAACCATCACATGGTAATAATGTAAGATATGTACTACCCGAATAAATGTTTGTGTTGTCTACATATGACGTCCAATATCTAACTTTATCTTTTGAATTTATTCTACTTCTTGATTGATATATCCTTTCTTCTGTTGTTCCTGATGTTGTTCCTGTAAATGCCGTATTTCCAGATGTTGCATTGTAAAATGAGTATCCATTTATAATGTTATGAAAAACATTTTCATAGAACGGATGAAATCCAATATCTGTATGACCAGAATAAGCAATATTAGTGGTATCATTTGTGTATGTTGTGTTACCGCTTATGCTATCAAAAAATAAACCTCCGTTAATTGTTTGAGTACATCCTGATACGATATCTATTCCATCTATTATGTATTTTTTATATCTATGATATAAAGACCCCCATTTCAACATCAAGTGATATGGTACATAATGTGAAGCACTAACTTCTTTAAACATAGACGCCATATTAACTGGACTACTTGGGGCACTAAATGTTAATGTATCTTCCAAATCTTTAAATGGTAGTGAATTTAACAACAAATACGCCGAACCGACATACTTACCACTAATTGAGTTTTCTGTAAAATCTTGATACAATTGTTTGTGGAAATAAGGAGTGTTAAGTATATTAATTTCGGTCTCTCCAATTTTTAATTTTTGACTAAATAAATTTGTTGTGTATCCTGTATTATCGGTTTTAACCCAAGAAGTTGATTCTGTAGGTGTATGTAAAAATCCTTTACTTGTTTTAATACTATATAAATTAGTGAATTTTAAGTTATCGTCAAATGATGTTTTATTTAAATAAGATAAATAAATGGATGAATTATATGGATAGATATTTTTTCTATAATCCTCAACCGTATAATCACTCAATGCATTTTTTAAATTAGGAAATTTATTTTCATTTTCTCCTTTAACAATATCACCATATTGTTGTTCAATTTTAAATGAAGATTCGTCTAAGTTTTTAATATATGAAACTGTTGGTAACCTATCTAAATAATATGGATGTCTTTCGTATGGTGAAAACGATAATAGATAATTTTTTAATGTATCTATTGCTGATGTTTCTACCGTCACTGTTTCGCCTATTGTATTTTTAGTTTCAGTTTTAGTTTTTTTAACACTTTTTATAAGAGATATTAAATCATTATCCTCATTAAATGATAGTTTAATATTTTCAAATTCAATATTTGCCAACTCAGTTAGTACTTTAGTATCTTCAAAGGTATCTAACAAAGTGGCCATTCTTGCTCTTTCATATATCTCGTAGAATATATTAGATATTGATTTATCAATATATGGTAATGAAATTGATAAATTTAAAAAATTAGAAACTGGATTATATTTATTTTCATCAATGTTAGATTCAAAAACAAAACCAACGTTTCCTGCACCACCTTCTTTTTCGGCTAAAGTATCTAATCTTTTAGTTGAGACCCCGATATAATTTTCAATAAAATCTATTTCAGGCCATAGTGTTCTATCATAAGATTTTAATTTCTTTTCCAAATCTGGATCACCAGGATATGCAATAACTTTTCTTTTATCTGTACCAACTTGTTTTTTAACTTCAGGCCAAGGATATATATTATCATTACTTGGTGTTTCATCAGTTAATCCATTTAAAGATAATTTTCTTATTTGAGCTACATCAAACGCCGATCTATGAACATCCCTCATTAACCTAACATAAACATCCGCATTTGCTAATATTACACCAAAAATATTTCTAATTGTTGGGTCGAATCCAATACCAATTCCGTTATTTGGGTCTTTGATTATTGTATTCATTTTTTCTTCAATTTTTTGTTGAAGTTTGTTTCTTTCTTTAACAAAAGAAGATTGAATATCAAAAATGTGTGTTAGTAATTGAGTCTTAGCAACTACATAATTTGATCCGTCTTTTTGATAATACTCATTAACCGGTTTTATTGCATTAATAACATTAAAGGTTTCTTTTTTAAAATCTATATCAATTGACTTTTTACCGTTACTATCTTTTACAATAAGGTCGTCAGTGAATATTTTAATTGCTTTTAAATCTTTTACATAATTAATAATTAATGATTCCAATGTACCACTTGTTGTTGAACCTGTGATTTTAATTTGAGATGTTTTTTCTTTTTCATTACCCTTTAAATAAAAGTATGGTACCGTTGGGTTATCACTAAAGTATCTTATTTCATCCGTTAGATTTTGTGTTGCCCACGCTGTTATAGAATTTTCAAAATCAACTACCTTCTTCTCAAAATCTTTAACTGCACTAAATAATTTAAAATTAACTACTTGATCAAAAATTATTCTTTCTAATGTTTTATCTAAACTTTTTGCTATTGTAATAACTTCTCTTAGTGTTTTAACTGGAAAATCTTTTGGTAATAATCCTTTAGCTTTATATTCATCATAAACGGTATTAAGAATTGAATACCCTTTTGAAGATTTTTTAATTCTTTTTTCAAATGTTCCAGTATTACCATTGAAATTAATATTACTATCACTTTCAATATAATACATGTAAGGAGCATTTAATATTCCATCTAATGGTATATCATTCATATACGCATATGTTGAACCAACAAATGTACATGTAATATCAAAATTACCATTTGATTCATTATACTTAGATGTAAATTTAGTCATGTGTAAACGATATCTTATCGCCTTACCATAATAACCTTTAACTGTTAGGTAATATATTGGCCACGGTAAATGGAAAAATGCACTATATGGTGAATCTTTTGGTGATTCAAATAATGTTTTACCTCTAACATCAACAAAATTTATATTGACTTGAGGTATAAAAGTCATACCTTTTACCACAATATTAATACTATCAATACCGAAAGATTGTGCAGATGAATCGTTTTGTCTAGAATCTCCTGTCCATTCTCCGTTTGAATTCATTACCTTTTCTGTGTTTAAAAATGAATCTGTCCAAGATGTATCATAATCTTGACCGTTTTGATTTCTAAGAAAATTTAATGTTCCCTTTGCTATTGAAGCTAAATTACCAGTTGCGTTCTGGTCTCCTGAAGTTGTTAAAATTGATCTTGGAACTAAATCCGCTTCCAAATTAACATACATAACGTAATTTTCAGGCGTAATTCCTCTTGGTTCAATTGTGTTACCATTAACCACACTATTAGGGTCGATATAAATTAAATTATTTTCGTCTACCTTAACTAATATGTTTTCACCCTTATTTAAGTTATTGTTCGCCATAATATAAGTTATACAATTCTACGCCGTTTTTATAATCTTGTAAAGAGCTAAGTAAAGGAAACGGTACTCTTATATAAGAATTATCGGGTATTTGAAATTCAATACTACTAACCAAAGGATTGGCTAATAATATTAACCATCCAAACATTGGTGAACCGTAATATTCTTGTGAAATTACGTCCATTCTGTTTTTTTCTTTTCTATATTGAATGTATTTGTCCGTACCTTTAATTGGTATTTCAATTCCAGGGACAATTCTAAATTTACCATCGGTAATATAATCTTCATATCTATTGTAATAATTTCTACTCATTATTTGTAAAAGTTTAGATGTCCACTTTCCAATTTATTTTTTGATGAGAATATTTTAAATATTGCATCTGTTTTTGTTGAATCTTCAACTATTGTTGGTGTTGATGTTTCATAAAAAATTTCATTACTATTAGTTCTGATTGGTGCAGTATTAATAGTTAATGTTATTGAGTTATTAGTATTTAAAAATGAATCAAATCCATTACTATAATTTTGTATTGTATAAAAACCACTTTCTCCATCTCCAATTATATTGGTTGCCTTTTCTATTGGGTCAATAATATCACTTTTATGTCCATTTAAATATAATTGTAATATAGATTTTATATATGTTGAATCTATAGTTGTTAGATTATTGAAATCAAATGATGGATCGTATAAATTAGTTAAAGAACTGTCAAACGTTATTAAATATTGTAATGCTCCATTATAATTTGAAGTAAATCCACTCGCACCGCTCGGATCAAAACCTGTAAGTGTTGTTTTTGTTAAAGTAATTCCGTCTATTTTTGTGTCTCCAGAAATTGAAACAACATAATTTAATTTATCTATTAATAACACAACTTCATTTCTAGTTGTTTCAAGTTCTTTAATTGATTTTAATGTAGATAATTCATCAATTTTCTTTGAAACTATATTAACAATAATTGGTTTTATTATATCTTCAATTTCTTTTGCAATTACTGTGTCGATAATATCAAACCCCATCATATCTGTAAGTTCTTTATCGGGTAACGATAAAATAGATGCACTTAATGCATTTTTAAAGTTATCTGAAAAATACGGAATATCATATAATTGTTGATATTCACCTAACATGTTAATTGTACTTGGTGTATATTCATTAACATCTACGGTATTAGTTGTTCTATATGTTGGTGAGAAAAACATTCCAGTAACTTGTGTACCATATTCTTTATATACATTTTCATATGTTGATTTATACTTACTTGTATAATCACCTACCTTAGTAAATAATTCATTAATTATCGATGTATAATATAATGCGGTACCCTTTCCTGTACCAATATATTTACCATATAAGTGTTTGTTTGGGTCAACTTTTTCTGCTGCCTTTTTTACATCATCATTTTTTAATAATGTTTCTAAAAATTCTTTAGTAAATTTATCTTTATTTTCATTTGCAATTCTACCATCTGTGGCGATCGATCTTTCATCATACATTTCTGTATTTGCAAAGAAGTTAGATGATAGTGCGTTTTGTAATTTTTCTACTGGTTTGTCTAATCCTTGTCCACCAATAAATGTAATTTGTAATTGTACATTTGCAATCATTGGTTGTACTCCAATTCCTTCTGGATTTAAATCCCAAACACCTTCTTCAAATGTAATATTCACATCCTTTATAAGAATTTTTGAGTGATAAAAATCACCAATTCTTAAAACGCAAACGGGTGGTGGACCAAATGAGGTGTTCCTTGCATTCAAATCGTTTACATCTGATATACCTTTAATTGGTATTGTATCTCCAGGTCTTACACATTGTAATAAGAATGTTAAACGACTATTCAAACCTTCAGGTGTTGTTGAGTGAAAAGCGGGATGGAAATATTTTAACTTTTCGGTTAACGATTTAAATGCAAGGGGAGAATCTTCTTCTAATTTCTTAAAATAAAAACATTCTGATAATGTTTTCATAATAATTCTTTTCATTACATCAATCGGTGGTTTCTTCCTTGTAACATCAATTGTATCTTTTGTAATTACTAATTTTGTAATTGGTGGTACATTCTTTTTTGGTTCTTCTTTTCTTCCTGATGCACTTTTAGTATAATTAATTTTCACCTTTCCTTCTCTACAAAAGAACGCTACAGGTGCTACAATTCTTAAATCGGAATTTGTAAATGCATCACCGCAATTAACATTTTTAAGGCTACCCGCATTTTTTAATGTCGCATTTTCACCAAGTGTACTAACATTAAAAATAATACCACCTTCAATATCATAACCTAAAGATTTCAATGTTTTAGACGGCATTAATATTCCAAAATCTAAACCATTTTTTAAATATGGTAATACTTTATCTTCTTTTATTAAAGGTGATAATGTTAAATTTCCTGTTGGTTCCGCCAAATAGGTAACAATATAAGTCATTAATGAATGAATTCTTCTGATACCTAAATAAAAATTTAACTTATCATCACCCGCTTCAGACGTTGAGGTGAATATTTTTATTTCAACATTACCAATTAATGTTTTACCAGATAATACTTTTTTTAATTCATCTAATTGTTCATTTAATTTATTAAAATTTGTATTAAGTTCCGTAAATCCGTCGGTTATTTTACCAACTGTTTCTGTTAATGTGGTTCCAGTTGTTGATCCTGTGGTACCTATCAATAATAATTTATCTGAATTATTTAATGTTGCACCTGTCATTACATCAGTTAATGTACTTGTAAAATCGCCACTTTTATTATCGTAATTTTCTTTTAATGTTCCATAATCACTATCTGCAACCGTTAATTCGTTATTTTTTTTACTAGGTAAATTATTATCAAAATAGAATGTATTATCTTGGTTCCACTCAACATTTGTGTGTTCGTTTTTATCGGTGTTCCCTCCCGTATCAGTAGGTAATGGATCACTCTTAAAACCAATTTTTGTAATAGTTTCTTTATCTACACCTGCATTAAGATATTGTAATATCATTTCTCTATCTTCACGATCTAATGTTGTATATGTTTGTATTAAAGAATAAAAGTCGATGTCTTGAACTCCAGCAAAAAATGCGTTTATATAGTTATCTGATTCTTCATCGGACATACCTTTAAAGTGTTCTCTAACTAACAGGTTCATAATACTTGGGTGATCGACAACAACTTTAAATGAAACTTGACCAGTTCTTTCAGTATTTTGATATGTATAAATTGGTTCAGGTCTACCGACAAACGAATTTGGTTCCCATTTAGCATTATTTTGTTCGCTCATTTTTAAATCATATGGAGGGAACCACATAACACGTCCACCGTTATTACCTCTTTCACAAGCCGGTAAATCACTAACTTGAAATCCTTTAACATTTGATGATTTCCATGCTAGGTTCTCAATAGAGAACATATATTTCTTAGCGTAGAAATCTCCATTACCTCTATTTTTTTCAACAATATTAGTTGAGCTATCAAATGATTTTTTACCATTAGACATTGGTGCCATATTTAAATTCCACGTATCATCTAATACACTTGAATTGAATTTTCTTATATTACCTCTTCTATACTTTTTTGATGAACTTTTATATTTTTTTGTGTTAATATCTTTTTGGTTACTTTCCAATGGCATACTACTACCATAAGTCATATATGGTCTATCTTTAGTCCATACTCTTGCATATTCGACCCCACTTTCCTCTCCTGAGAACTTATCTGTATATTTTACCGCAGACCCTCTGGATAGTCTTAAATCTCCTTCCTTGAACACTCTACTTGTTTGGTCAATTACGTTTGCAACGTGTGAACGAGCACTTCCATTTGGTGGTAACGAATTTAATAATTGTTGTGTTTTACCTAAAATGGAATCTCCTCTAAATCTAAAATTTGTGGATAGACCACTCTCAAAATTTGAGGATTGAGCTCCGTATTCTTTATTGTTAGCTCCAATTTTATTTTTTGACTTTTTACTGATCCATATTAATTTTCCACCTATTTCTCCACCTTCCGTAATATTCTTTTCAGAATGTAGGAGTTTTGCGGCAGTAGGGTCAAACATTTTTGTTAAATTGTAAGCACTTTGTACATGTCTATCAAAAAAGTCTGATATAGTATATTTTACGTCAGTATATCTATCGTCACCAATATATACATTTCCAGGTACTTGTATTGGTAAGTTAATTTGTAATTGATTTTGTATAAAGTTATTAACTGTCGATAATATCGTATAATTTGGAGCATATCTCGAATAACTTAATAAATCAAATAAAATACTTTTTTGTCCTTCTCCCATGTATTGTATTAATATATCTGAGGGTCTTGGACTAATTTTAGGTTTACCTCGTATACCTATCATAGACGCAATTGCCCCCACCGCATCATTAATCAATGTTCCAACTTGTAATGAGTTTCGTGGATTATAATTTAATGGATTTGAAGGGTCAGTTAAATAATCACCAGGTATTGTTGGTAATTGTAAAACAGGATTTGCAACAACATTTAAAAATTCTAAATT